TGCATTTATTCTAAATATATCACCAGACTGTATTGTTTTACTTGCATCCAAAGCACCTACAAAAAGGATGTTACCACTACTAGATGCGTCTGCTATTATTACATGTGTTATTGTATTGTTAGTTCCACCAGATGCTGGAAACTCAATATTAGCTGCGTTTTTTGCAGTTTGTGTATCTGTTGAGTCTGCACCTATAGTTGTCCAGTTTGCTGCTGTAACTTGCTGTCTTGCATAGTTTGTAAAGTTTGCCTCTGTGACTGATCCAGTCTCTGCTGCACTTACTGCCGTTGCAAGTCCTACATATATGCTATCACCCGGTGATGACAAACTAAGAGAATTATTCTTAAACAAGAAGTGTAATATTCTTCTCTCTAGATAATTGGTTGCTGCATTTGCTGTTGCCATTTTATACTCCTATGTTCTCGGTCTTGATGGTAGACCAACTCTGTATCC